TATTAATTCCAAACTTAGCAAATCCTTTAGATGCACCTTGCATCACTGATTCCCAGTCTACATCATCCCCGACCATGATTCCACCGTCTTTTATCTTCGGCCACCAGTTCTCGACATCCTCTTGAACAGCTTCTAGGGTATGAGCCCCGTCTACGATAACCCCAAAAACACTGTTATCGTCAAAAGAATTAAGAATATTTTGGTTATCTGATCTGTTGACATTGACTATTACCCTTTCTTGATCAATATAATCCCCTAAATTCCTCATAAAATCGTCGTACATGGAGTTTAAGTTCACAGTGGAGTGTTCCATACCCGAACCCTCAAAAGTGTCGATCACATGGACCTTAACCTTGTGTTTTCCCGCATAGTCTAAAGAGTCCATGAGGAATCTCGTTGATCTCCCTGCAAAACATCCTATTTCCACGATATCATCACCGTCTTCACAGTATTTTACCAAGTTCATATAGGCGTCGTGCATATTAAACCACCCAGGGATGTCTAAATATTTATACATTATCTTTTCCTTTCGACATTTCCATAGCTGCTTCGAGCATCACGGCTTGCATATTCGTAAAATAATTTTTACCTAATAATTTATCGGCTAACCTTCTTGCTCTTCTTCTTTTGTCTTCTTCGTAGTGATAACGAACGGAGGCTCGTTTATCCGTGTATTCATAGACAGGTTTTATATTCTTTTTTGTTCCCATACTATTCCCTCCTGTGGATGTGTCTCGACTCCTGGGATCCAATGAGGAACTCTTACCCAAGCGTGTTGACTAATTAATTTAATGGCTATGTGGTCGTAGGTATATTTTATATCTGCGTTTTTAACCCCACCATCAAGTTCTTCTGTTTTAAGATTCATAGCTGCTCCTTTCACATGACGCATTGAATACATCTAAATCCATAAAGTCTTGATTGAGTTGTTCAACTTTCTGTTCGCACATCTGTTGACTTTTCATTTGTTCTTCCACCAAAAGACATTGTGTTTCTCCGTCATTCGGTAAACAAAAATGCAATAAAAGAATGATTGTTTCCATTACTCCTCCATTTCTTTCTTCATTACTTCTCGAGAGATATACTTTAGCCCTGGGAGAACGGTGCCTTCATGTTCAACACCCATTCTTTCCACGATATCCACTAAGACATGGATCGTTAAAGGATACGGTAATCTCGCCACGAACGAATTATCTTTGATGACTTTCCGCTCTTTGGGTTTCTTAAATTCTAGAACTTTCTCCATTTTGTTCCTTTCTTATTTGGGATTAAACAATTCGTCATACGTAAACGCTTTCGATTCTTCCTCGGTTGAGAAGAAGATATCGACGTAATGGTGTTTATTGTCCTGAATGTATGCTTGCATTAACGGGAGTATTTGTTCTTTATCCCCGACAAATGTTTGACTATACATCTTGCCATTACGTTCTTTGACCTTAATTGTTATATCCATTTCTATATAGGATAATATAGATATTAATTGCCCGTGGTCAAGGGCTAATGTTAAAGAAAGGAGGAAAAGTATTGGACAGGAAAGGATGACTGCCCACGGCCCAAGGACCACGGAAGAATAGAATACCTCTATAAAGAGGAATTTCTACAAAAAATAAAAAAATATTTTGAAAATCTACAAATATGACTCTTTCATTCTTCAGCAAGCTATTATTCAAGTATATCAATAATAATAGCAAAGAATATCATTCTTCTACTCATTCTTCAGAAGAATAACATACTCTTCTGAGGGGGCTCGCAAATCTGAACTGAATTTATATTTTTGTTGATTTTGTTAGATTTCTTCTTATAAGAGAATTATGAAGTTTAGAAAACCAGGGGACGATATCGTGTTGACTAAAGAGTTAACCGAGATGAGAGATGAACTGACAGCAAAGCAAATAGCTTTCGCTGAAAACTTAGTTGCTCAAGAAAATAGAAAGACTGCAACCGAATGTGCGGTTATGGCTGGATACTCAGAGCATACAGCAAGACAGATTGCTTCTCGTTTACAGAGTCCAAAAGAGTTCCCTAAAGTTCATGCTTATATTCGAGCCTTACAGGAGGACCTTTGGAATAAATATAAAATATCCCCCGCTACACATATGAGAAGATTACACGAACTTGGTCTTCGTGCTGAGAATCCTACCTCAAAAGACATCAATGAATTTGATATGAAACCCGATCTCAAAACAGCTTTAGCTGCTGAGATTAGTAGAGGTAAAGCTGCAGGATATTATGAGAAAAAAGAGAAACAAACAGGTAAAGGAATTGATAACTTAACTCTCGAAGAAGTGGATAAGATGTTGCAAGATCTAAGAAAAACTTCTATCATTGATCAGACCCCTACGGATTTGGAGGAAAATGAATCCGAGACAATACAAGGCAACGATCAGCGAGAACAAAGCGATCAACAAATTTCTTGAAGAAGGTTATTACGTTTTTAAAAACTGTTGCGAACAAGGTCCGATCGATATCATTGTTGTCAATCCTCAAAACGGAAGGACTCATTTTTTGGATATTAAAACATCCAAAGGAACGAGAAAAGTAAATGGCAAGTCGGCAGGTGGGGCAGGTATCAAACTCAAACCGTATCAAAAAGAACTTGGTGTCCGACTCTGTGTTGTCCAAGGAGATGAAGTACGCATTGTTGAAAAAAGAGAAACAGTCAACGAAAGAAACAAAAAGAAAAAATCTTTCCTCAAAGCGAGGAAGGGAATCCACTTTTTGGAAGAATGTTAAATCCATAACTCCGAATATTTATTGGACAAGAATTGAAACTTACGGAACACCTGGAATACCCGATTTACTAGGAGTTTATATAGATAACTCCTTAAAGAAGAATATTTCTTTTTGGTGTGAATTGAAATTAACAAAATTTAACAAACTTGATTTGTCACCTTTTCAAATTGCGTGGAATATTAAGCGTTATTCTCTTTGCCAAGATAATTTTATTATGGCCAAGGGGGTGGAAGAGAGGAAGATTTTCTTTTGGCCAGGGGCCGTGGCTCGTGAGCTTGTCATCAATTACAAGGACGTTGAACCTCTGTTCACGGTCGACCAACCATGGACGCATGTGCTTGAGCCCGCTATCGGGCGTGTGCTTGTGCATGTCCCTTAGAATTTTGGGAGATAATATTTGCCCTGGGACTCCAGCTCTTGGTAATATTTTATTACTTTCCAGATGGCAGCTTGCTCCGCAGCTGAATCGCTACGGAGCATCTTTCTTCTGAGTCTGGCCATTTCTTGACCGGTGGTCGTGAGCCTATGATCTTGGTTCATCTGCCTTCATCTTCTTGTGCATGTAATCGTTCCACCTGGACTCGTCGAAGTTGGGTGCGTGTCGCTGAGCAAAACTTTTAATTTGGCTTGCGACTGCCTCAAGATCTTGGTCGCCAGGTCCTGTGCATGTTTCTGCTTTTTGCTGTGCATCGTAGACGATGTCGGCTAGTTCTTTTAAGTGCTTCTTAGTTATTGTCATTGTTGCCTTTCCTCTGGTCGTGGGCTAAGCCCACGCACCAAAAAAGTATTTTCCGTTTTTTTCTAATGTCGCTTTGATAGCTTTATTTTTCGCATACGCTTTGAAGTTGTCAGAAATCCAACACAACGAAAGTTTAACGGGTTCTTTCTTACAAAACATTTTTATGGTTTGTAATAAACTTTCTTCACTCTTTAAAGTGTCAGTGTCTAACTCTCCCATAGTAAAAATGTCTTGATCGTGATCTTCATATGTTGCGATAACCTGTAATTCTATACCTGTTATTCTCATAGCTTTTCCTTTCTATATATTCTCCCATAATCTATCAAAAAAGACCTGGATCTCCAAATAAAAAATGGTCATAAATTATTACCTTGTAGTTCCCCAGGGCCAGCAGCTCCGGATCGTGATTCGTCATAAATTATTACTTTTGAGCTAGCAGGGGAAGTTGCCGGCGTGAACCATGATTCGTCATAAATTATTACTTTATGAGCTGACCTGGTGCCAGCTGCCGTGAACCATGATTCGTCATAAATTATTACAGGAGTGCCTGTGCTTGCGCCTGTGTCCTCTGCCTGTGCTTGTGCGTGCGATTGTGCTTGTGAATTTTTCACGGCCCACGGAGAGCTGCATGAGCTTGTGCGTGTGATTTGTAATATTTTATTACTTTTAAAATTTGGAGACCTGGGGGTGCCTGTGCTTGTGCGTAATATTTTATTACTTTGCCCTGACGCCCCCTGAAATTTTTGAGTCATAAATTATTACTAGTCAAAAATTTCTATTAAAGACTCTTTCAATGGATAGTTATCAACAAAGCCATTTATGTCATTAACGTCTTTTCCTGTTGATGACTCAAACTTTAAAACTAATTCTTTTAATAGTCTTAATTCCGCATTGAGTCGGTCTAGTGATTTCAAAATTCTGATTTCTTGACTTAATTGGATAACAGAATTTTCTTTCATTTCTACTATTTCGTTTATTTTCATTCTAAATACCTCACGAATATTTATTAATTAGTTATATAAATATATGTATTTTTATATATAATACAATCAGAATATTCAGAAAGGAAAAAACAATTATGAATATTAGAAATGTAATAGAAAGGCTCAGAAAGATTTATAATAGCGACTCTGAGAATTTCACAAAATGCGAACTAATGGAAAACATCCTTAGAGCATACCAAAGAAGTATTGAGGATAGAATTATGAAAAAATTCCACAATGGTTTTTTTGATATTTCAATTCACACTACCAGAAGCATTATCAGAAAAAAAATAAATGCAATTGCTGATTTAATTAATATGCAAATTGAGGGGCTATTAGATAATTCTAATATCAATCTATTTGTTTGTTATGAAGAAAATCAGTTTTATGTTTCTGATTATTTTTTAACTACTACCGACAACAGAACAATTTCGCAAGACGCATATGAAAACGATTATTTCACTTGTACGGATTGCGAAAATATTTGTCATATTGACGACTCAAGAACTTATTACGAAAATGAGAGTGATCTTTATTGTTATGACTGTATTAGTGATAATGGGTGGCATTGTGATTACCATGATGACACTCACCATTCAGATTACCATTGTGACGAAAATGAAGATGAGGATAATCCGAATTACAATCTTGATGATTATAATGAAAGAATATTTCTTCATTTTTTAGGTAAGGCAATCGCTGAAGCGGGAATACAAAATGCAAATGTATTAATCGATAGTGTTCTGTTTTATGGTATTGAGGTTGAACTTCATACTAGACATGAAGTTATTTCAAGATATGACATTGTTGAAAAATTTCGTGATACTATGAATTACAATGATGTAGGAAACCACAAAGAATTTATTCTTTGTAAACATGACGGTAGTCTACATGCCGATCATGGTTTCGAATTAGTATCAACAAATGCAACGTTTCATTATCATAAACAAAAGTTTTGGAATAAGTTTTTTGAACTTAATCCAAACGAATTTGTAAAAGCTTATCATGGTTATAATTGCGGAATACACATTCATTTTTCCCGATCAGCATTTACCGATAATCAGTTAAGACGTTTAAATTGTTTCTATAACAATCCACAAAACAGAAATCTGATTGTTGAAATTGCGGGGAGGGATGAAAACAATTATTGTAGATTTCATTCAATGATTGATTTTAATTCTTCGATTAGAACTCATGGCAGTAAATATTCTGTTATTAACTTCGACAATACAGATACTGTTGAAATCAGAATATTTAGATCGAACATTAAACAAATATCTTTTTTTAGATATTTAGAATTTGTTCATACTGTTAATTTATGGATACGTTCCAATCATCAAAACAATGCTGATAATTTACATCACAATGATTATTTTGATTGGTTATTAAAAAACGTTCATAAAGATTATGCTAATCTTTTAATATTTTTAGATGATAAAGAACATTTCGAACATTTAAAACATATTGAAGAGTGGAAAACTATTTATTCTAATTTCAAAGATATTGTTCACGATTTCAGAATAAACAATTCCGAATTAATTAATCAAGAACTAGAAAGAGAGAATTAAAAAAATGTGTTTAATTATATTAGCTAACGATCTTAAATCATTAAATCTTGAAGATATGAGAATTGCTTACGAAAGAAATTCAGACGGCTTTGGATTAATGTATTTAGATAAAAATAATAACTTTGTATCAGATAAGTTTGTTCCGAATGATTTTAATGAAGTAAAAACTTTCTTTAATCTACATAAGAACAACACCGATCAAATGGCAATTCATTTTCGTTTTACGACTCAAGGCTCAACAAACAAAAAGAATTGTCATCCTTTTATTTCTTATAATAAAGATAATAGAATAATCGGAATGATGCACAATGGAGCAAGACTACCAATTCCATTAATACATAAGAACTGTTCGGATACATGGCATTTCAACGAACATAATTTAAAACCTACTTTAAAAAACAATCCAAATGTAATCTTAAATTCTAACTATCAAATAGAATTGGGTGAACATATTGGTAGTGATAAAATGGTTTTCTTAGATAGCAAATCAAGAAAGTTTATTATCATCAATGAGAAAGTAGGAAATTATAAAGGGGCTAATTGGTACTCAAACGAATATTGGGATACCAGAAAATTAGTATCTAGTTATAAGAGTCTATCTCTTTATGATAATAATTCCTTTGATTATGATTATGTGGAAACTCCAACAGATACAGAAATAAAAAAAATGAGTGATAGTGAAATAGAACTATTTATTGATCACTGCGTTTATTCTGAGGATACGTATCCATTAATCGAAACGATTAAAAACTATCGTAAAAAATTAATCGGATAACTCTTTTGGGGTGTTCCTGTTCCTGTTCCTGTACGTTTGGGGCAGGAACGCCCGCATTCAATCCTAAATATTTTATTACTTTCCAAAAATCTACTTGTGCATGAGAATTTTTTTTTGCCCGCCTAACCAAAAAAAATTGAAGAATGAAATTTTTTTTGGTTAAGAGATACTAAGGAATTACGAAGTAATACATTACTCTTGAAAAAAGAGGGGTACCTCCTAAAATTAGAAGTAGTATATAGTATAACCTAGTATATAAATATACACAGAAAACATGAGCGATTTACTACCAGATTTGTCTTCTATGTCTCAAGAGGAGAGACTTTTGTTTCTCAAGAAGCTTGAGCTTAAGAAAGTACAACTTGAATCTGCAAGGAACTCTAGGGACTCCTTTGGAAATTTCGTAAAAAACATTTGGCCCGACTTCATTGAGGGGAGGCACCATAAAATCATTGCTAAAAAATTAGAAGCCATCAGGGATGGAAAAATTAATAGATTAATTGTCAATATGCCACCCCGACATACTAAATCAGAATTTGCCAGTTATCTCTTTCCCGCCTGGATGATGGGCAATAACCCTAAATTAAAGATTATCCAAACCACCCATACAGCCGAGCTAGCCTATCGTTTTGGTCGTAAGGTCAGAAACTTGATGAATGATAACGAATTTAAGTCCGTATTCCCGGGCACGGAGCTACGAGCCGATTCCCAAGCTGCAGGAAGATGGGAAACCAACCACGGGGGGGAGTATTTTGCAGCTGGTGTCGGTGGTTCTATCACAGGGCGTGGTGCAGATTTATTAATTATTGACGATCCTCACTCCGAACAAGACGCTCTCAGTAAGACTGCGATGGAGAATGCATGGGAATGGTACACTTCGGGTCCTCGTCAGCGTCTTCAACCAGGGGGGAGTATCGTTGTGGTCATGACTCGTTGGTCTGAAGACGACTTAACCGAGCGTTTGATCGAGGCTCAAGCCAAAGATCCGCTCGCTGACAAGTGGGAGATTGTCGATTTCCCTGCGCTCATGGACGACGGCACCCCTCAATGGCCAGAATTCTGGAAAAAAGATCAATTAGAAGCGGTTAAAGCCTCACTGCCCGTGGCTAAATGGAATGCACAGTGGCAACAACAGCCAACAAATGAAGAAACTTCGATTATTAAGCGGGAATGGTGGCAATGTTGGGAAAAAGAACAACCTCCTTTGCAATATATCATTCAAAGTTACGATACGGCCTTCTCTTCGAAGACGACAGCGGACTATTCTGCGATTACAACATGGGGAGTTTTCCATAATGAGATGACAGGTAAGCAAAATATTATTCTCATGGAAGCGGACCGTGGGCGGTGGGACTTCCCCGAGCTAAAAAGGATCGCTTTAGAAAAGAATCATTACTGGCAACCCGAACAAATCATCATTGAAGCCAAAGCAACGGGTCTCCCCCTAACGCACGAATTACAAGCGATGGGAATTCCCGTCATTAATTTTACACCGAGTCGGGGAAACGACAAATTAGTCCGTGTCAACAGTGTGGCACCCCTATTTGAGAGTGGAATGATTTGGTATCCAGCGTATAAATGGGCAGAAGAAGTTATTGAAGAATGTGCTGCTTTCCCTTATGGTAGAAATGATGACTATGTGGATTCGATGACACAAGCATTAATGCGTTACCGACAATTTGGTGCGTTGCAACATGAGTATGATGAGGAGATTGAGGAACGTCCGAGACGTAGGATTGCTTTTTATGGATCTTAAGGTATAAATAATTATGGCTGAAATTGACAAAACGTTAAATGAAGCACCAACAGGTGTCGAAGAAGAAATTATTACAGAAGGTGTAAGCGAAGGCACACCGTTAGAAGTGGAAGTAGAGGGCGATGAGGCCGTGAGCCTTGGTCCCGTGCCCACGGACACCGGAGACGGATTCGCTGACAACTTAGCCGAAGTCATCGAAGAAGAAACTCTCGCAAAAATTTCCAATGAACTCCGAGCACAGTTCTCGGTCGACCAAACATCTAGAAAAGATTGGGAACAAAGTTACATCAAAGGTTTAGATCTCTTAGGTTTCAAATATCAAGAAGTTTCAAATCCCTTCCGAGGGGCAGCATCGGTTTCTCATCCACTACTCGCTGAGGCCGTCACGCAGTTTCAAGCAGGAGCGTATAAAGAACTCTTGCCTGCGGGCGGTCCTGTTAAGACCGCTGTCTTAGGAGTAGCAACTCCTGAGGTAGAACAACAGGCCGAGCGAGTCAAAGAATTTATGAACTATCAAATTACGTACAAGATGAAAGAGTACGATCCCGAAATGGATCAATTACTTTTTCATTTACCGTTAGCCGGTAGTGCATTTAAAAAAGTTTATTTTGATGGCAACATGGGAAGACCGTGTGCGAAGTTTATACCGAGTGAAGACTTGGTCGTGAACTACGGTGCATCGGAATTAGAAGATGCCGAACGCATTACGCATGTGATAAAAATTTCTCCGAATGATTTAAAGCGACAAATGATTTCTGGTTTTTACCGAGATATTGAAATTGATGAGAACGACGAATTGTATTCTTCGTATTCCGATATTCAAGAAAAGTACGATGAATTAGAAGGAGTCCAAAAGTCAGAATATTCTGGTCAGTATCAATTACTCGAGATGCACGTCGATTTAGATCTCGAAGGATATGAAAACACAGGACCAGATGGTGAGCCCACAGGACTAAAACTGCCTTATGTTGTGACACTGGAACAAGGCACCGGAAAGATTTTATCAATCTACCGAAACTATCTACAGAACGATCCGATGTTCATGAGACAAAAATATTTTGTCCACTACAAGTTTTTACCTGGTCTCGGATTTTATGGTTTTGGTTTAGTGCATATGCTCGGTGGATTAACTCGCACAGCCACAGCAGCACTGCGAGCATTGCTCGATGCAGGTACATTGTCCAACTTACCTGCCGGTTTCAAATCCAGAGGTCTTCGTGTACGAGATGATGAAGAACCTTTGATGCCTGGAGAATTCAGAGATGTGGATGCACCAGGAGGAGATCTACGAAATGCTTTAATGCCTTTACCATATAAAGGACCCGATGGAACTTTATTTCAGTTATTAGGATATGTCGTGGATGCAGGTCGAAGATTTGCAGCGATTGCGGATATGAAAGTCGGAGATGGTTCACAGGCTAACCCTGTCGGTACCACCATGGCACTTTTAGAACAAGGTTCCAAAGTGATGAGTGGTATTCACAAAAGATGTCACTATGCACAAAAAGAAGAATTTCAATTACTCGCTAGATTATTTGCTACCGCTTTACCAGGAGAATATCCGTATGAAGTTGCGGGCGGTGATCGTGCGATTAAGACAACCGACTTTGATGACAGAGTTGATGTTATTCCTGTTTCCGATCCCAATATCTTTTCGATGTCACAAAGAATTATGTTGGCACAAACTCAATTACAATTAGCTCAAAGCAATCCCGAGATTCACAATTTATATGAAGCGTATCGCAGAATGTATCAAGCATTAGGTGTTCAACAAATTGAAAATATTTTACCTCCACCCGCAGGACCTCAACCTGTCGATCCTGGTGTCGAGAACTCACAATCATTGATGCTAGGACAATTGACAGTGTTCCCCGATCAAGATCATATTGCTCACATGGAAGCCCACCGTGCCTTTATGAGTTCTTATTTGGTCAGAAATAACCCACAAGTTTTAACTGTACTTCAAGCACACGTTATTGAACACGTTTCTGCACAAGCACGAAATGAAGTGATGATGGAATTACAACCTGTTCTACAACAAGAAGCTGCAAAGTTTGGAGGACAAGTTCCACCCGAACTACAACAACAGTTCCAAGCACAAATTGAAAAACAAGTAGCGGTGAAGATTGCAGCAATTACAGACGACATGGTCGCTGAAGAACAAGAAGTATTACCCTTAGGAAATGGTCCCGATCCTTTAGTTGATTTAAAGTTAAAAGAGTTAGATCTTGAGCAACAAAAAATTAATGTCGATGCAGCTGATGATTTAGCTCAACATAAATTAGAAGAAGAAAAATTAAGTTATAAAAAATCAATTGATTCTGCCAAACTAGCACAACAACAACGAATTCAAAATCAACGAACTGCCGTTCAAATGGAGAGACTCAATGCCTCTAAAAAAAGGTAGTAGTAAAGCCACTGTTAGTGCTAATATATCTAAACTGAGGAAAGAAGGTAAACCTCAGAAACAAGCAATTGCGATTGCTTTACAAAAGGCAGGTAAATCAAATGTTAAAAAAAGAAAAAAATAATCCTCTTGAAGAGATTGATAAAGAAGCCGTTGATTCACTTACTTATGAATTTAAAATGTTATTTTCTCTTTATGTTTCCCAAGGCGTTGATCCATTAGCCATTGCGAGTTCTTATCTAGCCGCTGGTCAGTGGGCCATGAACCGTGAAATAGGGTTGAAACAAACACAAGATTTGTTAAAGTTACTAGCAAATTACAAATACGAGGTTATTCCCGTATATAACAAAACAGTACACTAGGAGATTACTATGCCTAAAAAAATAAGTGTTTCAGAACTTTCTAGTTCACAACTAAAAGATAATCTTAGGATTTATGCTAAAGAGAAATCTGATTTAACTGCAACATCAGATTCAGCCATAAGAGAAATACTATTAGACAACGCTCCACATATATTTAAAAAAAAGGATGGTGGTATGATGAACAAAAGTTTAAAACCAGTGGATAAAAGCAAAAACCCAGGTCTAGCAAAATTACCAACGGGTGTAAGAAACAAAATGGGCTACATGAAAAAAGGTGGCGCTGTGAAGAAAAAAGATGGTGGTATGGTTTTAGAAATTGGCTTACGTCCAGCTACTGAAAAGGAAATGAAGATGGCTAAAGAGATAAAACCAAAGAAAAAAGCTAACGGTGGCATGGTTCGTGGGACAGGAGCTGCGATTAGCGGAAAAGGTTTTAAAGGAGTATTTTAATGGCTGTTCAACAACTATCCAAAGAAGAAGCCAAGAAGGAAATTAAAAGACTCAAGGAAGAGATCAAAGAGGACGCTTCCAAAGAAGAAAAACTGATGGAGCGAATTCAAGAGATTGAAGATTCTCAAAGACGCATATACGAAGAAGGTAATCGTGAGATCAGAGATAAGACTAGAGAAGAGTCTAAAAAAAGTAAAAAAGAAGTTGTTGAAGCTAAAAACGGTGGCATGATTAAAAAATTTAAAAAAGGTGGGTCAGTCGAAGGGAAAAGACTCACACGAACAGTTCCCCCTAAAAAGGGACCTAACTCTCAAGGTATGAGAGGAACCGGTGCTGCGATTCGTGGTACCAAATTCAAAGGAGTATTCTAATGGATAAAATCAAACAATTATGGAATGATCATCCCAAAAAGAAGTGGCTTGTAATAGGTATTGCTATTGGCTGGATCATCGCTCAATACATCTAATTAATGTTATCTAAAATTTTAGGCGGATCTTTAGTGGACACTGTTGGTAAAGTGATCGACAGTGTTCACACATCCGAAGAAGAAAAAGGTCAAATCAGAATTAAACTACAAGAACTTGAAAATGAAATT